GATGGCGGTCGATGAAAGCGAGCTCGATATCCGGGAACTCAGGACGGATATCAAATGGATCCGCCAGAAACTTGAGGGCAACTGCGGTGAAATGAAATGCATCCGCGAAGAGAACAAGAAGACTGAGGGGCGTGTATCCGCTCTGGAGAATTGGAGATCCGGTACCGTGGCGGCGCTTGCATTGTTGACGGTCCTGATAGGTTGGGGCTGGCTTCGGCCTGGTGGGTAGGATGCGGTTCACCGACCTGGATTGGCGGGCCATCATGAACGACTTCTCCGAGGCCGATTTGCTCTACCTTCCGAGCATCATAGATGAGGTATTGAGTCGCCGTCCGAAACGAAAGATCCTGATCAGGAGGGAAGATCATTAGTTTCCTGGAAGATATAGCAGCGCAGCTCAATTCTGCAAGTGTGGGGGTCTATCCTGGCACGGCGACAACCCGCACGATCTACATAGGCGAAATGCCAGATAGCCCGGACGCTCTGATAGCTCTCTTTGCCCGGCCGGGTCGCTCCAAGGATCTGTTCTGTGACCTCCAATATCCAGATCTCCATGTAGAAGTCAGAGCGGCCACTTACAGCGCCGCCCAGACCAAAGCAGAGGCCATAGATGTAGCCCTGCATGGCCTACATGATATAGCTCTATCCGGACATCAGTATATCCACGTCCGGGCCCGCGGGGTGCCCTGCAAGCTTGAGGCGGACGCGAGGGGCCGGACTATCTTCTATCAGAATTTCGAGATTATGAAAGGAGCATAAAAAGTACATCTTTTTATAACAATTTAATTTTTTCTAATAATAGTTTTTCAACATTATTATAAACCGCAATTTGGTGCGGAAAAGCAATACTTCGAGGTATAGATATGACATCAGCTGTTAGTGGAATGACAGGTTCCCTATGGGTATGTGCTACCGTGGGCGGCACGTACGTTAAGCTCGCTGAGGTAAGCGACCTCCGGCTAAAGATCGATGGACGCGAAATAGATACGTCGAATGTCGATGATGAAGGATGGGGCAGCTCGATCTCTGGCGCTAGATCGGCAGAGGTCACCGCGACCAACAACCTGATCATGACCGACGCGGGCTATGCGATAATCATAGCAGCCATTATTGCAGGCACGACCATCTATGCCAAGATCCTGCAGAGCGGCACGCCTACCGCAACACCCGTGGGCTGGTCAATGGCATGCGGAGTGAACAACGGGAATCTTACCCTGGCGGGCACGGCCACTCAGCAGAAGGCAGATTGGACTATCAAGAACCGCGGCGCTCTGGCCGCCCTGTGAGGTGAGCGATGACAAGCGCAGTGAGCGGCTTCTCAGCCGCTCTATACAAGGACGAGCAATCATATTATGTGACCACTGACCTGGGATCTAACCGTGATCTGTGCTTCATATCGAAAAATGACGACGTACCATCTATCGAGATAGCAGTGGCCGGGTCTAGCACGCCGCTCTCTGTTAGTGTTGTGGGATCTGATGTGACTGTGCACAGCGCCACAAATACAGGCGGCACGGCAACGTCCACCGCGGCCCAGATCAAGGCGGCTATCGAGGAAAGTCCGGCTGCTCTGGCACTGTGGGAAGTCCGCTTACCGCCAGGCCAGACAGGCGCCGGGGTGACGGGCGTTTTAGCACACACCCATGGTTACGATGGCCTGGCCTTCGTTGATCTGGCCCTGGTTGATTCCGGCGACCATCTAACATTCCAGGCAGCCGCAGGGTCACGATATTGGGATGAGGACGAAGCCCTGGCGATCGAAGACAACAGCACCGTGGTCACATCAGGTTTCAAGGTGAACTATCTCCGGGGCTCAGTAACGTTCGAAGAAGAGAAGAGCGGGCACACTATAACAGCCTGCGGCACGCGCCGGAGCGAGCTTGCTTTTGAGAAGATTCTGCTGGTCTATGACGGCAGGCTGAAGATCGATGGCCGAGAGATCGATACCACCAGCATCGATGATGATGGGTGGGGCAATTCAATCTCGGGAAGGCGGTCATGGGAGATATCGGCTAGTGCCTTCTATTACACCGGAGAATCCGATCTCCCGAACGTGGCCGATACTCTCTACTGGAAGATATACGCCATCAAGCATACCAAGAGCTTTGTGGGCATGGGCACGCTCCTGTCACTGGATCGCATTGTAGCTAATCCAGACAAGGCCCAGGAACGGGCCATAACCATAAAAGGAAACGGGGAGATCTATCCCGAAACATGAATATGGGCTGGGCGATGATGTGGTTAGCGAAGGACTGCTGAGCCCTCCCTCCTAGGAAGGATTTGAAATGACAGAAAATGATGCAGGAAAGAGCTTTATCACGCTCGATATGGATGAGACAAGAGAACTTAGATGGAACTTCCGGGCCCTCCAGAAGTTCGAAAGCCGAGCGAAGGATATCCTGAAAAGGCATGAAATCTTCAAGCCGGGCATGCCGATCCACGCCGGGGCGGTGCTCAGCAACTTCCTCAAGATAGCTGATATCCTGGAAGCTGCCGTTGCCGCAGCATGCGGTATAGATGGCCTCGGGAAGAAAGATGAGCCCAGCGAGGCCGCTGTGGCCATCCAGGGCTATCTAGATCGAGGAGGCAACCTGGAAACGCTGACCAGGGAGATCTATCATTCCTATCTGGTGGTGAACGACCCTTCTATGGTTGCAGTCTGGCAGGAGAATATGGCCAGAGAGGAAGAGACTGCCAGGATCAACAAGGAGAAGGCCGAAGCGAAACTGGAAGTCGCCCGGCTGGAGCTTGCGGACGATCAGAAGAAGATCGAGACCTACAGGAAACTTTCTGGCAGCGAGCCACAAGGATAGGGCTGGTCGAGCTGGGGCTGGATCCAGATACTTTTCTCAGCCTCACGGCCAACGAGCTGAATGCTCTGGCAGAACATAAGAAAAGAGAAGACGCTAGGCAAGATAGGTTGGCCGCGTTCGCCGGATATTCGGCGGCGGTCGGGGTGGCGAAATGGTTCAACGAGGGCCTGCCGCCGTTCCGAGAATTCTATGTCGTTCCTGGACAGCAGCCTAAGCCCTCCCTAGACGACCACATCCAGATGATGAAGGACGTAGGCGAAGGCGGGCCGCCTTAGTCGGAAAGCCATACCAGGTGCATTATCGTGCCAGTGCCTATGCACACATCAAATGGGTATTCTCGATCTACTCGATCTTCGTCAGTCGCACTAACCGTGCTCATGGACCAGCAGTCCAGGCAGATCATACCATCTTTGACATCAGTGACCACTCCCTCATAACTAAGCACGCCACTTGTCACACCGAGTCCAATCCGCACCAAATCGCCAACTACCGGGGATCTTGCTTGTGCTGCTCCCACCAGGAAGCCGAGCACCAATAGGAAAGCTATCAATTTTTTCATTAAAAAGGCCCCCAAGATAAACTGAGCATGTTCTCTAGCCCTATGCAAATTTCCAAGGGATATCCATAATCCGGATGAATCGAACTGTGGTTTTCAATCGTTAATATGTCTGTGCAATCCATGCAAATCATGCCATCGCAAAGGTCAGTGATATTGCCTTCGTACACCTCGATGCTGTCATTATCCCATTGCTGGTGAATTCGGACGTAATCTCCTTTTTGTGGCACTCTTGCATCGGTCAGCGCGCAAAAAAGAGCGATTAGAACGACCCCGGCTATCAATTTCTTCATAATAAATGCATAGCATTTCTGAAATATAAATTTTGAGGTTCAATGACTGAGGTAGGCCGAGCAACCGTAATCATAGATGCTGACGACTCCAGGCTCCAGGCCGGACTTTCGAAGGCGAAACAAGACGCATCCGCCGGAGTAGCCGGGATCGAGCAGAGCTTACACGGCCAGATGAGCGGTGGCATTTCCGGTGCACTTTCCGGCAAGAACTGGAAGCAAGCCGGGATGACCATAGGTGCCGATCTGGTCCAAGGAGTCACTGCCCCCCTGGGAGCTCTCGGGAACATCGCTGGCAGCACTGCTCTTGCTATGGGGCCGGTCGGTATTGCTGCAGTAGCCGGAGTAGCCGCAGCAGGAGCCCTGGGCGTAGCCTCATCCCGTGCCGCTATGGAATGGGAAGCGGGCATGGCCCAGATTTCCAAGACCACGGGAATCGAGAAGGGCACGGAGGCCTTCAACGAGCTGGATTCTAGCCTCACAAACCTCTATTCCCGGATGCCTACAACGGTCGCAGAGATCCAGAGTGTTGCCGCTGCAGCCGGTTCTCTGGGCATCGAGAAAGATTCGATTGCCGGTTTCACGGAAGTAGCTCTCCAGATGGGCTCTGCTTTCGACATGCCAGCGGAAGAAGCGGCCACTGCCATCGGCAAGATCAAGGGCCAGCTCAAGAGCCTGCCGGAGGGGGTCCAGGACTCTTCAGAGTTCGCGAGGCAGTTCGGGTCTGCTGTGGACTATGTCGGAAACAACTTCAATGCCACAGAGAAGGACGTCCTCGACTTCTCGACCAGGGTCGCGGGCTCAATGTCCTCCCTCGGTGCCGGTGCCTACGAGGTGGCGGGTTGGGGTGGGATGCTCAGCTCCGTGTTCCCGTCCGCTGAGAGAGCGGCAGGAAGCTTTGATGCCCTGCTAAACCAACTCACCACTAACGAAAAGTCTCAGGCCGAAGCGGCATCTCTCCTCGGGGTGTCCACAGAGGAGTTCATGCAGGCCATGAGCACCGACCCCTCCGACACCATCCTGAGGATAGGCTCCGCTCTGGAAGGTCTGCCAGCGGACAAGCTTCTGTCCACCGCCAAGACCCTGGGCGGCTCTTACGGCATGGATGCCCTCACCAAGATGGTCGGCCATACCGACGAATGGCGGCAGTCCATCGAGGATACGGTCGAGGCGGGCAAGAAAGGCGAGTCCATCGGGGAATCTTTCGAGGCCGGCGCGGACAACATGAAGTCCTCACTCCAGGTCCTCAAAAATTCGTTCACTGCCATTCTTAAAGATATAGGCGGACCCATCAATGAAGCACTATCGCCAGTAATATCGTCCGCCGCTGACTCACTGAATTCCATCAGGCAGATCGGTGAGAACCTGTGGGAGCCTATGACGGCTGGCCTAGCACCACTCACTACAGGGATCAGTCAGGTCACCAGTATGATAGGCACGATGGGCAGCATGAACCTGAGCGTCCTTGTGTCTAGCACCAGTGCTCTCAACACCGCATTCCGGACTGGCAAGGCATATGTCGAAGCCTTCAAGGAAGAAATACTAAAGACCGTAACAAGCTCTTCCCAGTTCCAGTCACTGACAGGTGCACTCGATAGCATCAAGAACAAGCTCTCTGAGGTCGGTGCCTTCTGGGGAGACGTTTTTGGAGATATAGTGGATGGCCTGACGAACGCCATCCCCAC